GAGCCATTTGTTCTTTTAGCGTATGTATTACCGCCTCAAAGCATGACAAAAGGAACAATACCTGAGAAATATAGAGATGAATTACTAAAGAAATATCCACAATATTTTCCAGAAAGAATTCCACTCAAATTAATGCAACCAGGAGGTAAATTAATTTATGCTGAACCTCATTTAGAAAATCCTCCAATTAGCATCTTAGAAAAAATTTTAAGTAAAATTAAATTAACGAGTGATGAAAAAGAAAGAAATACATTGAAAGAAGAGAGTGAGATTTTTATTTTCAAATAAAAAGCGATTTTTATTTCAAACCCCGCGTTATTTTCTAAAAAATCAAATATTTCAAAAATAAAATGTGGCATCCAAACGTCATTTTATTTCTCATTAAAAAAACAGAAGATTCCAATTTAAAGAAAAATAAATAATTTATATATTATGATAGCGGATACTGATGAAATTCGTAATTTATTACTAAGATATCCTGATACTCTTGTAGTTGTTGATTGCTTTGCAAAGTGGTGTGGTCCTTGTAAAATGATTGCTCCTCAAGTAGAACAACTGCAAAATGAATATAATAATCAAATCATTGTTAGAAAAGTTGATGTAGATCAATCCCCTGATTTTGCCGAGATGTGCCAGATTGGAGGAATGCCCACTTTCCTTTTTTATAAAAATAAAAAAGAGGTGAAACGTGTTGTAGGAGCAAACATGGAAGCAGTACATCATGCTATCCAATCAAATTTATAATTTTTTTATTTATTAAAATCTAATATTTATATAAGAATGTCTTTTATAAATAATAATGCATATTTTCCTGAATTGATTAGTGAAGAATTAAAAAAACTAGGTTTAAGTGAATTGGAAAATCCAGATAAGAAAGAGAAAATTCACTACTGTGATATTAGCTATGGTAAAAGAAATGATAAAGAATATCAAAAATGTGAAATCGTTAATCAATTAGCAAATGTTGACCCTCTTGGTAACAAAAAGGATCAGTACAATATACATTTAAATTATTATAAAGAACGTCCCAAATATATTCCAATGACTATCTCATTCTTGAAAAACGAAATGGAAAAAATTAGTAATCTTTTCACAGGTCAACCTAGAGAATCTCCAAAATCTTATATAGTCAAACCAGAAAATTCATTATCAAGACGTGGTGTAGGAATTGTTAGAAATGATTTAGAATTAAGAAAACATTTGGGTGATCACGAACAATATGATGAATGGATTATTCAAGATTATATCGACAATCCTCTTTTGTTTAATAAAAAGAAATTTCATTTTCGTATTTATGTAATCTTCATCCAAACACCAGAGTATCAAGTAGCTTATTTAGGAAAAAGAGGTTTTATGTACACAGCTAATAAAGAATTCCAAAAAAACAATTTTGATAATGACGTTGTTTTGAGTGGAGAAAATGCTGCTGAGAATGTTTTCTACTGTCCAGACGATTTTGCTAAAGAATTTGGTAAAAAAAAATGGGAAGATGATGTTTTCCCCCAAATCGTTAAAATAACTAGAGAAACATTAAAATCAGCACTGGAACATCTTGAATGTCCCAATAAAAATAGCCAAAAATGTTTTAAAATTTTGGGATATGATATTTTAATAAATAGCGATTTTGAATGTTATTTAGCAGAAATTAATGCTAGAAATGTTAGTTATAAATATCCTAATGAAGATTTTAGCAATACATTTTATAAATATATATTAAGATTAGTTTTACAAGACCCTCCATTCACTAATCAAGAATTGAAACAAGAAAATATTCCTTATGAAAGAATATTATTCAAAAAAGATGGTGAAATAACAGAAGGTTTTCAAAATTTTGCTCAACTAAATTCAACTGATGATAACATCGAAAAAAATATTAAATTCAATAATTTCTACTGGAGAGTAGTTTATCCATTCCTCGTTTTTATCGTATTTCTAATAGTTATTCAAATTATTCTACGACATTAATTTCATCAAAAGTTGATTTAAATTCATCTTTAACAAATCTTCCCAATCTTGTAGATTCAAATTTTTCTACATCTTGTTTTACCAATAAATCTTTATAAACAAAAAATTTAAATAGATGTGCATTATCTCTCAACAAAATATCTATTTGATTAGATGCTCCTGTAGTTGTTAATAAAGATAATAATTTTCCAGCAGTGTTTCTATGAAGAAAATAAGCATGCAATCCATTATTGTAGCCTTTTTTGTTAAGCATCAAATTAAAATCACTATTTACATTGTTTTTAACATACATTCTTAAGATTCCAAAATACAATATATCCCAGTTTTTGATGTCATTGATGAATGAATTGGAATTTAGAGCATTCTCTAAATCTTTAAGAAAAGATTTTGGTAGAATGGCATCATCTTCAATGATAAATGAATACTTTAATTCACTATCCCAAATATGTTTCCAAAGATTGGAATGTGATTTTAGGACAGCAAAATTTGAAATTTGATTTTTTATTTTAGAATCACTGGGTTGATAACACTCTGAGTAATAAGGAAATGAAAAATCACTAAAATGAACTGCATCTCTTCTTATCAAATTAATATTACTCCCATATTCTTGACAACATTCTTCCCATTGGGATATAATAAATTCATTTTTTTGAGTATCACTTTTGCAATTTATATAAAAAAAATTAATATCTTCAATTCGCATTTATAATATTATAATAATTATAAAATATGAATTTTACTTATATCATAATTGGATTAGTTCTAGTCTTAACAATTCTTTTAGTTTTCCAAAATTATAATAGAGATGTTCAATATATTAAAAGTAGAATTGATGGAAAGAAATATTTAGTTTATAATTTGAAATTTAGACAATTAGCTGCTGATACATTAGCAAAAACTAGAATTAAAATGACTACTTTATGTGATAAATTAAAACAAAAATATCCAAAAGATGAAAGGATCTCTAGAATGATTCGTAAATTTAATCCAGATAATATTGTCGAAACTGAGCCAGGAAGTAAATTTACTTCTTACAGCATTAATAAAGGAGAGAAAATGGTTTTATGTTTAAGATCAAGAGACGGTCAAGATCGTATTGTTAAAGAAAATATTATAATGTTTGTAGCACTTCACGAACTAGCCCATATTATGACATTGTCTGTTGGACATACTAAAGAATTTTGGGACAATTTCGAATTTCTATTAAAAGAAGCTACAGAAATGGGTGTTTATGAACACATCGATTTTAATAATGATAACCACGATTATTGTGGTATTAAGATTACTGATTCACCTCTCAAAAGGCGATAAATAGATATTCCAAATAAAAATTTTATTTGTAATATTAGATGACCTCAACTATTTGTGGATCAGGACAATATTATAAAGATGAAATATTTAAAATTGTTAGAATCGATAGATTAAAACGAAATGTAATGACTTACATATTTGTTGGTGATCAAGAAAGAGACATCAAAGAAATACTTTATAATTTAGAATCAAAGGGATCAATAAGTGCTAAAGACGATAAAAATTTAAAAGAGCATTTCGAAAATAATTATTCACTTATTATGAAACATCGAACACCTAAATTCAAATTTATTTATCAAAGAATTTATGCTGATGATTCAATTTCAGCAATTCGTAAAAAAATATTTTGTTTCTTGAGTACTCAAAATGATTTAATTATTGAGCAAAATCAAGAATTATGGGTTAAATTAGATAATAAAACAATAAAAATATTAGGTCCTATTTGGACAAATATAACCCCAGAACCTTCTCTCTACCAAAAAGAAATAAAGCCAGATTATAAAAAATTCGTAGCAAAAGATGGTCACTCTATTTTGATAGAACAAATAGTTAACATAAATGATCAATTACTTTTCGATGCTACTAATGGATTAAAATTCGAAAATAATGAGATATACTTGCATAAAATGGAAGATGAAATGGAATATTTGAGAAATCAAGGTCAAAAAGTTGATGAATTAATAATAGATGGATATTTCCAAAAATATTGGCCACATGCTCTTGTTGATTATGACCCAGATGTTATATATAAAGAAATGGAAAGAATGAGAAACTTAATCAAAGCAGAGGATAAACTTATAAGCTTTGTCCAAAATGTTCCAGTTGATGAATCAATGTTTGTTGGATGTAGAATTATTCAAATATTAATTCACATTACAAATGATTATGAACATGAATTTGTTGATTTATTAAAAATATTTAATTTATTTAATCTTGATGAGAAAACTCCTTTCAAAAGATATAAGGATGTTGAGTGGCCTGCACCAGATTATCATTTCTATAAACCTTTAATAGATACAAAAGTAATTTCAGAGAAACAAATGAAAGATTGGGTGTCCGCAACTAAAAAAGTAAAAGATGCATCCAATCAAGTTATTAAAGAAATTCAATACTCAGTAAGAGGATTAACTCTTAAAAGATATATTTATACATTGGATGGAGAACCAAAATATGCAACAATTAATATTCATAGAAATGGCAACATAGAAGTTAGAATAGCGTTCAAAGAAAAATACGCTGCATCAATGAAAGATGTTTATGATGCATTGGTTGACATTGGAAGATTAATTAATAAAATAAATGAAATTGATTATAGATTTCGTCAAATAAAAATACCTAAATCAGTAAAATTAAATGCTCCTCAAGTTACTTTCGATGTTTCTAAAAATTTATTAGAATTTCATGGGAGAACACGTCTTATAATGATGGATACTATAAATTTGGTGAATATACCAGATAATTTTAATTACAAAGAAATGAATGAATTTTCCAATAAATATTTTACACCATTTGTTTCTCCAATCTTATCAAAAAAAAATTATGAGAAGGAAGAATTATTAGCAAAATATAAAAGAGTATCCTACTATTCAAGAATGAATTTGGAATATGAATTTATTCATAAAACTTATCAACAAAATCCTAATATGCCCCAACAAAATGTGATTGCACTACTTCATGAAAATTATTATGCAGGTAGACCAATCGAAGATGCTATTAAAGTTTATAAAGATTGGGAAAGAAAATTTGGATATATGGGAAGTCAAGGAAAGGCTAGACAAACAGGTATAGAAATTAGAATAAAACATGGAAAAATTCATTTAAATGGATCCAAGAGTTCTTATCAACTTACAAATGCGAGTATGTATATTGCAAAATTTTTGAATATTTATTTCAACCAAAGCCAGTTCCTGAAGAAATCTCAAATAAAGGAAATTTTTTCAAATGAACTTTCTAAATTGGAAAATACTGAGAATGAAATTAATAATACTATAATTAATAATACAGTTCCACTTAATAACGTTGATTTCTATAATTATGGAAATACATTGGGAAATATTTATGCGAATGATGAATATATAAATTCAAATGTTGTAAGCAATGAAAATGTAGAAGAAGAATTACAAGAAAATGTTGATCCTGAGAACTTTAATAGAGAAGGTTATCTCGCAAAAGACGACGAAATAGATAGAAATATTCGAATGCAATGCGATGATAGAGATACCAAAAGAGATGTTTGCACTGATTTTTGTGAAGATGAATTTTACACTTTGCGTCGTCTTCAAAAATATGATAATCCAATCTTTCGTTTTCGTAGTGATCCACGCTTTAAAAATTATGCCCGTCAATGCCAACCCCAAGAACGTCAACCTCTTGTTCTCAAAAATAATCCAGCTGATAATCCTAAAATAGATCCCAATTCTTATAAAAATGCTGTAAAATATGGTAGCTCTCCTGATAGACAAAACTGGTATATTTGTGCACAAGTTTGGTGTCCTTACGAGGAAATCCCAATTCTTTACTCCCAAGTTGAAAAAAATATAAAAGTAAGACCAACAAGAAAAGGTAATTGCTTAACCGCAAAATGTCCCAGCTGTCTTAAAGAGGGTCGTACTACTTGGGTTAGAATTGTCGAAACAGAAAAATTCAACCAATATGTTGGATTCATCGACGATAGCAATCATCCTAATCATTTATGTATGCCTTGTTGTTTCAAAAAACCATCCGATGATCCCAAAGCAAAAGGTTATTCAAAATTTATGAAATGTTTGGGAAAGAATGTTGAAGGAGCCAATAATACAGAGAAGGGCGATTACATTATGGGTAGAGATAAGATGCCTCTAACAAAAGGGAGATTGGGGCTACTTCCAATCAACATTGCAAATTTATTCCAATCTAGATGTGAAACTGGAAAAATGCCACTTAATTTAAAATGTCATTTACGTTTTGGAGTGAAAGATGATTCTAGGCAATCATTTCTTCAAGCCATTGTATCTATAGTAGAAGATGCTCAACCATTAAATTTAACAACAATCAAAAAGTATTTGTTTGAAACGAAGTTGACCAAAAGATTGTTCAATAGTTTAAATAATGGTGAATTCGTTGCAATGTTCGAGCACGATAAACTATCTCCTATGGAACATTATGTTCAATACATGATGAGTGAAACTCAAAATATTACTGAGGAATTTTTGTGGGATTATTTGCAAAGACCTGGTATCCTTGAGAAAGATGGAATAAATATTTTTATACTAACATCTAAATCACTTTTATGTCCTGTTGGATTTAATGCAAAAGAATTTTATGATCCGACTAGAAAATCAATAATTTTATATACAGATGGAAGATATTATGAGCCAATCTATCAAGTCTTGAATGAGAAAGGACAAATAAATTTGAAAAAATTCTTTAACCCAGATGATCCAGAGATAGTAAAACTTTATAATATGGCGATAAACAATTGTATAAGTAAAGATCTTGTAAATTGGGATAAAATAAGAAAGAACACACTGGGAAATAAATACTTTGAAATAAAGCCTCAATTAACTGCAAAAGAAGTGAAGGAACGATACAGGGAAGAAATTAAGGGGCAAGTTAAAGATTCTTACAATAAATCATTTGCCTTTGTTTCAACAGAGGGATATTTACTCCCTTTTAAGCCCCAAGGAGAATTAACTCATATGGATATAATTGAAAACTGGCACCCTAAAAGTTTAAAACTTACTCTAAAATTTTACGATTATGTTTCGAGAAAATATGATCTACCTTATGAACCAATGAGAATTTATAGAAAAGAATCAGGTGAGATCATCGCAATACAATTAGAAAACAATAGCATTATTCCTGTCCAACCAATCAAAGTAACAACTGAGCTTTTAATGGCTCCAGGAAAATATTATTATAATGTTGATAAATTTATATCTGAAGGAAAAGAAGTTATCGATGAGAGAGCAAAAATTACTCTTTATATAATTTATATACAAGAATCTTATGATAGATTGAGAATGGAATTAGCAAGAAAATTACAAGGAACAACAGAGAGAGAAAAAATTATAGAATTATTGGAAAATAAAGATACATCTAAAAAAGAGAAAAGAGATGTCTTGAAGAAGATTATTGAGAAATTTTGTAGAAAGATAACTGTTGTGCTTGATAATCTACCATTTCCAATTGAATCATACGTAAAACCAAAATTACGTAGAACTTGTGCTGCAAGCAAAGACAAAGCCAAATGTTTAATGAATCCTCATTGTTATTTTATTGCAGGTGAATGTAAATTAATTATATTAAAGAAGAGTCCAGTTGATGGTGTGAAATTATTCCAATTTTTTATGGATAAATTAACTGAGGAGTTAATGAGGAACAAATTTTTAAGAGATGAAATATTAGAAGATAAATTGGATGAAATAATAAATAAATCAGTTGAAGTAAGGAACGATGAAATTGTAATTTATGGTGCAAAAGATTTATTACAACAAGTCGCAAATTTATATAAGCCAAAGAAAGAATTTACCTTAAAAGAAGAAGTCCTCTTTAGTAAAGTTGAACCTAGTTATAAGGGAATAAATAAAAATAAATATTTATCTACTTCAAGTGAATTAACTCTTGATACATTAAACCTTCATACATTGCCATCTTATTGGAAGAGATTCTTTGGACCAAAGGTGAGATATTATGATGATAAATCCTTAACAGATTCTTTATATTATGCCTTATTGAGAGTTTTAGCAACAATTAGCCCACAAATTAAGACGGTGAAATCCTTGAAAAATTTAGAAATTCAAAAAATAGAACATCTTTCAAAACAAAATATCAATAAAGAACCTTTCTTCAAAAATATAAATTCTAATATGACAAATGGAGTGAATCGTATAATTGCAATCTTCAAAGCAATGAATGGAAACTTATACAGAAATATTAATACAATTACACAATTAAAAGAATTTATAATGAGTGACGAATACCCAGCAAATGCTGTAGATATTTATTTACTATCTGAAGCATTGGGAATAAATATAGTAGTTTTAGAAAAGAGAATTAAAAAGTCCAATCAAAAAGGATTTTACGGTTTTATATATTCTTTAAAGAAGGATTACATATTACTTTTGGAACAGCAACAAAATAATAAAAATATATATAGTGTGATTGGAAAGAATGGTAGCTATGTTTTTAAGAAGAAGGATTTACCCAAAAATATAAAAGAATTTTTTGGATTAAAAAATAGCGAAGAATAATTCTCAATAAACAATATGAAAGATGGAAGAAAAATAATAGAAAAATTTGAAAATCCTATAGATAATTTAATTATAAATTTATGCACAATAATAAATCAAAATATATTACCCAAAAATATTTCTCCAAATATTATTACATTTTTCTCTCTTATTCTTGGTCTAATTAGCTCATATCTTGTCTATCAATCCTATTTTCTTCAAGGATCGATTTCTTGGATTATTTCATATTTTTTAGATTGTTTAGATGGGAATTATGCTAGAATGCACAATAAATGTACTGCTTTTGGTGATAAATTTGATCATTTTTCTGATAAAGTACGAGAGATTGCTATGATTTTTGCAGTTATTTTCAATAATAAAATAAAAAGAATTGAAAAAATAATTGCAATATGTGTTATATTATTATTATTTTTACCAATGCTCCTGCATTTGGGTTGCCAAGAAAAAATTTCAAATTCAACATCAAAATCCTTAAATAATTTAAAAAATTTATGTTACAATGCTAAAATTATTAGATTCACAAAATTTTTTGGATGTGGTACAATAAATTTTATTTTAATAATTATTTTAATGTATTTTTATTTTACATATCAATATTCAAAATCAAGCACTTAAAATTATTTCGATAATATCTAAAAATGGAAATAATTAAAAAATCTCTAAAAAGAGTCATCAATATATTTGGTGAATCCAAAAAAAGAAAGGTTTCTTATGGAGTTAGTGCGACTGAGCTGAGAAATTATTTTTTGAACGATCCGATTCTTGATTGGTTAAATTTATATGGAGAAGAAAAAGGATACCAAAAAGATAAAGAAGAAAATAGCTATTCTTTATATTGGATGAATAGAGGAAATGAATATGAAGATATTTTAATTGATGATTTAAAAAATAAGAATTTTACATTCAAAAATGTTAAAGAAGATTATCCAAAATTTTGCCATGACGGTTTTGAAGATACATTAGATTACATGAGAGAAGGAATTGAAATAATTTATCAAGGATTTTTACTGGATGAAGAAAAAGAAATATATGGAATACCTGATTTATTAATTCGTTGTGATACTTTCCATAAATTATTTAATTTTGATGTACCAATTATTTATCCTACAAATAAAGATTTTAGCTGGACATATTTTGTTGTTGATATAAAATGCTCAACTATTAAATTGAATAATGATAATAAAATATCTAATCAACTTGGAAAAAAAGTTTTCAAAAGTCAAATTTATATTTACAATAGTATTTTAGAAAAATTATTCTTCAATAATAGTTCCAGTCAACCTTTTGGATTTTTACTTGCAAGAAGAGTTGTTAAAAATAATGTTGTTCAAGATAATAATATTTGTGCAATAAATTTTGATGAAGAAAATATTAGAGATGAAGTAGAACAAGCTTTGAGCTGGATAAAAGAAGTTAGAGAAAAAGGTATGAATTGGGATATAGACAATCCTACGAGGAATGAACTCAAACCCAATATGAAAAATAAGAGAGATTATCCTTGGTCAAATGCGAAACAAATCATAGCTAATAAACAAAAGGAGTTAACTAGAATATGGCACGTATCAAGTAAGATAAGAGATAATTGCAAAGAAAATGATTTTCCAAATCATTTTACTTGTGATAAGAAGAAATTAATAATTAGTAAAATGTTTAAAAGTGACTCAGATGAAGAAATTGAAAATGATTACGATACGGTTGATTTGTCTAGTATTCTAAAAAAAGATACATTAAATTTTTACGTCGATTTTGAATATATTAATGGTAGTGATTTATCTTTTGACAAGTATCCAAGAACTCATTTATACTTAATTGGAGTTGGATATTTTGATAATAATTGGAAATACAAATCATTCTTTCCCAACCAAATTAATGATAGAGATGAAAAAACTGTTTTACACAAATGGATACAATTTATGAATGAAACAACAAAAAAATTAAATTATAATAAATACCAAATTATTCATTGGTCTAAGGCTGAGCCTTCGTTATATAAGAGACTTAAAGAATTATTTTTGCTAAGAACAAAATTGGATTGGATTGATTTACAGCCTATTTTAAAAAAGTCTTGTATTGTGTTTGATAATATGAAGAATTATAGTTTGAAGAATGTAGCTAAAACAATGAAAAATATGGGATTTATTGAAACAAACTGGGAAGATAATGTTGTTGACGGTTTAGGTGCAAACATGATTATAATTAAAGGGATTAAAAATCAAATTGGAGATATTAATGGATTTGATGATATAATTAAGTATAATGAGGTTGACTGCAAAGTTATGTACGAAATTATAAAATTTCTTAGTTCTTTTACAAAAAAAAATTTATAGTCTAACTTAATGGATAATCGAAAATTAGAAGTTGTTCATAAAAATCCACTAATTTTTACAATTGATAACTTTTTAACGAAGGAAGAATGTGGTCAAATTATAAATTTCGCAAGGGATAAAATGGAAAGAGCACAAATAGGAACTGGTAAAACCGCCAAAGTATCACAAATAAGAACTGGTAGTTCTTACTTTTTAAAGTATTTAGATGATCCGGATATTTTTCAAATTTATAAAAAAATAGCTCTACTCTTGTATAAACCTGGTCGTAATTTTGACCCTTTTTTTCAAGTAATTCATTATGGACCTGGAGAAGAATATAAGGCTCATGTAGATCCTAGTCCAGAGCGAAATAAAGTAGAGAATATAAGACATAGAAAAATGACCTGCTTATTTTATCTCAATGATGTAAGTGAAGGGGGTGAAACAGAATTTCCTAAGATAAATATTAAAGTACCTCCAAAAATGGGTCGAATGGTATATTTTGAAAATTATAAAGATGGTAAGATAAATTATGATTCGACTCATCGCTCAATACCAATTAAATCTGGTGAAAAATGGGCATTTAATTTATGGTACCACGATAAGGTAATATGAATTATAAAAAAAAGGTAATATTAAATATTCACCTTTTTTGCTTTAATAAAATTTTCTAAAATTATTCCTTCTGGAGTATCTTTAATAAGTTTCCTGTAAGTTTTAATCATCCAAAGATGATTAGAATTTTGCGATAATCCTCTATTAGACTTCTCCTCTACTTTTTCTATGGTACTCAACTCATCATTGAAAATATTTTCATGAATAATGTGAGATTCTATTCTTACCTTGGCGGATTCCACCATTAGTTTACGAATATTCGTATCATCTATAACAGTATTGCTATTTCCTACTATCTTAATATCTCCATATCTTGTATCTATGTAGTCTCTAATTTTTACTTCAAGATCATGATATTTTTTTACAAGTGGGTCAATTCTATTCTTTCCTCTCTTACGAAAAACTTCCTGTCTTTTCCTATGAAAG